CCGCTGCTGGGTTACTCGTCTAACGGCGGCAGTTCGAACCAGGCTCCGTTCAGCAACTACCAGGGTGTTTACGGGGGCGGCAGCCCGACCGGCGCGTTCCCGAACCAGAACTTTGGTGACTCGAACTTCTGGGCTGACCCCGAGGTGACGTCTGCGGCAGCCCGGTCGCTGATCATTCCGCAAGCTGCGCAGTTCGCGTCGCTTTGGTAAGGAGACCGGATGGCTAACACATACATGGTGATCAACGGCGCGCAGGGTACGAACGCGCCGACCGCCGCCCCGGTCAAGCAGCCGACGGGCACGTCGATACGGACCATGTTGCAGCTGGCCCCGGCGTCCGGCTGGTCAATGAAGATCATTGAGTGGGGTTGCTCGTTCGACGGGTCCGCCGCAGCGACACCGGGGGAGGTGGAGCTGGTAGACACGCTGACCGTGTTCGGGACCCTGACTACCGCGCTGGCAGTCGGGGACATCATGCCGTGGGGTCCTGGGAACGCGGCGCTGGCGCCTGCTAACACGTCCGGGTCATCGGGTTTGCCGTTGAACCTGTCCACGGCGACGACAGCGTTCGCGTCCGCGTCCGGGACAGAAGGCTCGGTTGCCGCGTCGTGCCGGTACCTGGATCTGCAGATGATCACGCCGACGAACCAGTATGTGAAGCAGTTCCCGCTGGGCCGGGAACCGGTCGTGCCAGGCGGTCATGCGCTGCGGGTGCGGGTCACGTTCGGCACAAGCGTGAACATGTACTGCTACTGCATCGTCGAGTTCTGACCTAGGTGGTGCGCTTGAAGGGGTAGGCGATGGCGAGGCTGGGCCGCGCTTTCCCCGGCCGTGTCCTGATCAGCCACGCACCCCCGGCCGGTGGTAGTTCCGGCAGTGTCACCGGCGCCCCCGCCGCGCTGACCCTGGCTGCCCCGGCCGGATCGGTCACTGCGAGCTCATCAGTCACGGGTGCGGTCGCCGCGCTGACCCTGGCCGCCCCGGCTGGGTCGGTGTCGGCCAGTTCGTCGGTGACCGGCACCCCGGCTGCGCTGACCCTGGCCGCCCCGGCCGGATCGGTGGAAGTCGATGCGTCGGTCACCGGCACCCCGGCTGCGCTGACCCTGGCCGCCCCGGCCGGGGCAGCAGCGGCCGGGACGATCATTGCCGGTGCGGCTGCTGCCTTGTCCCTGGCTGCCCCGGCCGGTTCGGTCACCGCCAGCTCGACGGTAGCGGGCGTGGCCGCCGCGCTCACCCTGGGCGCACCAGCCGGTTCAGTCTCGGCCAGCCCGGCGGTCACAGGCGCGGTCGCCGGGCTGAGCCTGGCGGCCCCGGCGGGGATCGCGGAAGCCGGGACCAGCATCACCGGCATGGTCGCGCCGCTCGCGCTCGCCGCCCCGGCCGGGTCGGTATCGGCCAGCTCGACGGTGGCGGGCGTGGCCGCCGCGCTCACCCTGGGCGCACCAGCGGGCAGCACCCCCGGGGACGAGTACGTCACAGGGATTGTTGCCGCACTGGTCCTGGCGGCGGTCGCCGGGAGCGTTTATTCGAGCACTGAGATCGCGAAGGCCACGAGCAGCGCCGCGGTCGTGTCCTACGCCACGAGCAGCGCCGCAGTCGTGTCATTGGCTACCAGCATCCCGGCGGTCACCTGAAAGGAGGGCCGGTGAGCGCGAACGCGTTCTTCAATGGTGACGACATGCTCGCCGTCCTCACCAACACCTTTGAGGTTAACGGCACCCCGACCGACCCCGGCAGCGTCACCCTGACCGTCACCGACCCGACGGGTGCGCAGACCACCCCGAGCACCACGAAACTGTCCACGGGGAAGTACACCGCGACCGTTGAATGCCCCGCCGACGGGTTGTGGTCATATAAGTGGGACGGTTCCGGCGCCGCCAGTGACATCGTCGCCGGGACGTGGACCGTCACCACGGTTGTCCTCAACCAGTTCTACTGCTCCAACGAGGAACTCAAGTCGCGGCTGGGGATCACCGACACTGCGGATGATTTCGAGATCACCCTCGCCGTGCAGGCCGCCAGCCGCAGCGTGGATGAGATCACCGGCCGGTACTTCTGGCGTGGCACCGACACCCGCACCTACGTTCCCACCAGCATTTACCGGCAAGCCCTCGACGACCTCGTGTCCGTCACGTCGCTGATGGCCGACCGGGACGGCGACGGCACCTACGAGGAAACCTGGGTCGCGGGCACCGACTACCAGCTTGAAACCGCGCCGTGGGCGTACAACACCGGCAGTCTCGGCGAGCAATGGCCATACACAGGGTTCAACATCATCGGCCCGAAGTACATCCCGATCGTGTGGCCCTGGTCCCATCAGAACCGGTTGCAGGTCACCGGGGTATTCGGGTGGCCCGCGGTGCCGCTGGCCGTGAAGCAGGCCACCTTGATCGCCGCAGCTGACCTGTTCCGCCTCAAGGACGCACCGTTCGGCATCGCCGGGTTCGGGGAGTTCGCTATCCGGGTGCAGGCCAACCCGCGGGTCATGTCGCTGCTGCGGCGGTACATCAACCCGCAGCGGGTGGGCGTATGACGCAGCCCACCCTGACCGCGGTCCGGGACGCGCTCGCCGCCTACCTGTCCGCGAACATCAGCGGCCTGCGGTCGGTGGCCTCGAGGCTCGGTGACATCAACGTGCCGTGCGCGGTGGTGATGCCGGAAACCGGGTTGTTCGCCGACTACCAGGTCAGCATGGACGGGCAGGTGGATTATCACCTGCGGGTCATCGTCCTCGCGTCGGCCGGGGACTCAGAGACCGGGCAGGATGTCCTCGACGGTTACCTGGCGACTAGCGGCAGCGGCAGCGTGTGGGCCGCGGTCCGCGCCGACCCCACCTTGGGCGGGGTGGTTGCGTATGCGCAGGTGGTCCAGGCCACCGGGTACGGGCTGATGAATTTCAGCGGTGTTGACTACCTGGCCGCGTCGATCATTGTCATCGCGGGGTGCTGATGTACCGTCCAGCCCGGCCAGGGGAACGCCTCGGCCCGCTGTGCGGCTATCACTGCGGGCTGATCGAGCAGGCACCCGGGCAGCGGATCATCGGTCACTGCTCCTGCCCGGACTGCAAACGCTTCGGTACCCGGGGCGGCTGACGTGCGGTGGCTTGTCGTTCACCCGGGGCCGTCGTTCAGTGTCGCTGACGTGCACAACGGCATCTGCGAAGCGCTGCGGGCGCTCGGTGAGGAAGTCGTTGAGTATGCCCTGGACTGGCGGCTCCAGTTCTTCGATTCGGCCCTGTTCGAGGTCGACCGGAACGACATCGGGCAGATCAAGGTCAAGCGGGCCTGCACCCGGGAACAAGCCCTCGCCATGGCCGCCGAGTCCCTGTGCGCGGTTGCGTACACCTGGTGGCCTCATGTCGTCCTCGGCATCTCGGCGTTTTTCACCCCGCCGCCGTTGCTGGACTGCATCCGCGGCCGCGGGCAGAAAGTGATGCTCTGGCACACTGAGTCGCCGTACCAGGACGAGGAACAGCTTGAGCGGGCCGCGCACGCGGACGTGAACCTGGTCAACGACCCGGTCACCCTCGGCCGTTACCAGGCACTCGGCCCGGCTGAGTACATGCCGCATTCCTACCGGCCGTCGGTTCACTATCCCGGTCCGGGGCGTGCCGAGCTCAGAAGCGACCTGGCGTTCGTCGGCACCGGGTTCCCGTCGCGGCGGGCGTTTTTCGAGGCGATGAACCTCGATGGCGTGGATGTGCTCCTGGCTGGGCCGTGGCCGGGGCTGCCGGAAACCTCGCCGTTGTACGGGTGGCTGGCGGACCCGCAGATGGCTGACGGGCAGGACGCCGCGGAGATGGTGTGCCTCGACAATGACCGGACCGCTGAGGTGTACCGCAGCGCGAGAACCGGGATCAACCTGTACCGCCGGGAAGGCGAGACCGGCATGGCGGCCGGGGTGGCGATGGGGCCCCGGGAAGTGGAGATGGCCGCGACCGGGTTGTTTTTCCTCCGGGACCGGCGGCCGGAAGGCGATGACCTGCTGCCGATGCTGCCGGTGTTCCACGACCCGGAGGATGCGTCGGAGCAGCTGAGGTGGTTCCTGCGGCATGACAGCGTGCGGGAGAAAGCAGCGGCCGCGGCACGGGATGCGGTTGCGGGCAGGACGTTCGAGGCGGCGGCGCGGCGGCTGATCAGGCTCGCCCGACACTGAAGGGGATACGGATACAATGGCACGAATCCATGGGCGTAACGGGGTGGCGTACGTCGGCGCTACGAACGGTGCCGCAGCCAGCCCGATTGCCTACCTGTCGAAGTGGGAGATCAACCGGCCCGTTGACAAGGTGGACGTCACCGCGATGGGTGACGCGAACAAAACCTATGTGGCCGGTATCCCGGACTCCGACGGGACGTTCGAAGGCTGGTACGACGACGCGACCACCCAGTTCTACGCGGCCGCTGTCGACGGCCTGAGCAGGAACTTTTACCTGTACGAGAACACGAACTCGCCCACGAGCTACTGGTTCGGGCAGATCCTCCCCGACTTCAGCGTGTCCGGCGGGGAAAACGAGGCCGTCAGCATCAAGTCCGCGTGGAAGGCCGCGTCGGCGGTGCAGCGGATGCGCGCGGGTGTCATCGGCTGATGAGGCTGGAACCGGGGCACTGGCATAAGGTGCCCGCGGTCCGCAGTGGGGACCAGCTCACTGGTGGTGAGCGGGCGGCGGACCGGCTGAAGAAAACGTTCGGGTCGTGGGGTTTCCTGATCGGCCTGAACTGTTTCATCGCCGTCTGGGTGGCGTCGAACCTGCTGCTGCCCCGGGCGTGGGACGCCTATCCGTTCATCCTGCTGAACCTGGGGTTGTCGTGGCTGGCGGCACAGCAGGGCGGGGCGTTGCAGATCGCAGCGAACCGCGGTGACCGCATTTCCTCAGAGGTCGCCCTGCACACGTATGAGAACGGCCAGGAGCTGCTGGGGATCAACAAGCAGCAGCTCGACATCCTCGACCGGCTGAAGGGCCTCCACGACGACGTGGGGGGCCTGGCGCAGGCGGTGGAGCTGGTCGCCGCAGCGCAAGCACCTGTCACGAAGGGGGTTGAGGTGCGTGGCGGTCCGCCGCAGGCCGGAGGAACGCCGCCGCCGCCCGGATCGGCGTAAACGACCACCGTCGGATGTCGTCCGGGTTGTGGCCCTGGCCGCGTTGGACACCGGGGGCGGCGGCGACGTGGATCTGCGGGCGGCGGCGGAACTGATCGCGGACGACGCGAAGGACCTGGCGGGGTCGTGGTCGCGGAAGATCCCGCCGACGATCGAGACGTCTATCGACGGCCTGGTTGCGACGGTGTCGGCGTC